GCGAGCCCGTCCAGCCGTCATGGATAACATCCGTGCTTACGTGCGCCATGGTTGCCCCTATATCTTCACCGCAGAAACGGTGGTTGGTTCTGTTTTTACGTCGATGCTATCCAGGATACGGTTAGTTTCCCGCTGCTCTGCTAACTGCTCGGCCTGCACGCGCCGCTGGTGCTCGGCATCACGCTTGGCTGCCTGCACCGCGCTAAATGCCGCCGTGCTGCCACGGGTGACCGCGCCCACGGCCTGCCGCTTACTTAGCTTGCTGGTCTGCTTATTGGCGTCTTTCATGTTTTTAACCGCGCCAGCCACTGCCCGGTTATAGGTCTGCCAGGATATCGCCCCGGCATCTACTAGGCGGTTAAGGTCGCCAATGCGGGCGTTTAGTTTTTCCTGGGGATTCATAAACTCTTTGCGGATGGCTTCCCCCTGGCGCTTTATCTCGTCGGCCTGTTTTTGTTTCTCTGCCAGGATTGCTTTTTCTTTTTCCAGTTGGTTATCCAGTAGCTCGGTAGTCTGGCCGAGGTTCTGGTTTTGCTCTTTTACTTTCTTTGTGCCACCGCCAAACAATTTATTAAGGCCCGATAGTAGCGCACTGATGCCGGTGAATTTCATTAGCTTGCCCACTGCCTGCACCACCAGCACGATAAATTTACTCATGGCGGTTAAAACTGGCGCTATCGCCACGGTGAACTGACTCCAGGCGCCACCGATGGCCGTCTTAACATCCAGCCAGGCGTCATTAGCTTCTTCTACTTTGGCTATGTCGGCGCGGCTCATCTTGCCAAACAGGGATTCAAACCGCTGCTCCTGCTCTGTTATCGCAGCGCTGCCGCCCTTGATCATGTTGAGCATATTGACGCCTTCACGGCCGAATATCTGGTAAGCAACGCGGGCCTTTTCTGCGGGGTTTTCTATCTTGGCTATGGCGTCTGCTAGGATAGTCATTTGTTTATCCGGGCTTTGTCTTGCTAGATCCTTAGCACTAATGCCCAGATCCGTTAACGCTAGTTTGGCGGTGCCCATACCGTGGGCCGCTTCACTGACTCCCCGCGCCATTTTCTCCAGGGCTTTATCGAATTGGCCCGCCTCCATACCAGCTTTACCGGCAGCAAAGCGCAGGGCCATGAGTTTCTGAACACCTACCCCTAGCTTATCGGCCGTCTTGCCTACCGCGTCGAGTTCACCGAGTTTATCTTTTACGGCGCCGATGGTTTTACGGATCGCCATAAACGCAGCAGCAGCCAAGCCGAGCTTGGCAATCATACCGCCCACGCTAAACTTCTTTGTGCTCTGCTGCATGGCGCCCAGCGAACCTTTAGCCTGGCCCATGCCCTTCTGGAATGGCTTTGTATTGGCCGCGACGGTTGCTACTAATGATCCCAGGTTTGCCATTTACTCAGCTCTTGTTAAACAGGGCAGCCATTTTTGCTTCGTGGGCTTTTGCATCGAAGCGCTGCGGCCGCTTTTTCTTTTCTGAAAAGTTAGGAACAAAATAATCCAGATCGAGGATATCGCTTTCCTTGGTTGCTAATAGGTTTCTGACGATTGCACATATATAGCTGGTCTGTAACCACTCATCACCGAACGGTTCTTGACGGTAATAGGCTATCCATTCTGTAAAAAGTTCCGCTGGTATTTCATTTATCAGGGCCTCTACATCCCAGGTTCCTACGACGCGCGCTAGACGGAATGCGAACCGCCGGCGCTCGTCGTTTGCGAGTTTTTTTCCAGTTCCTCGATATCATTGTCTGAAAACCCAACGTGCTCCATAGCTACGTCAAATAGCTGGCTTGTTACTGCCCCGTCCAGGTTACCCAGCTCGCTAATATCTGCTTCTTCCAGGAATGGCTGTTTACTCTTGGAATCCACCAGGGACAACACCAGCAGGCGCCGCCGGCTGTCGTCCTTTACTGATCCCTGTTTGTTTAACACCTGCTTTTCAAACTTACTTTTTTCAGCCTCGGTAAGGCTTTGAAAAGTGAAGTCCAGGCCGCCAACGGTTTCTGTCCGATACCGGCGCCGCGTACATGAAAACAGTTTTTCGCGTGTTGCTATTGCCATCCCTCTAAGCTCCCTAAATCTGGAGGCATAGTTATTCGGGATGGCTCACCGTATGCCTCCACAACGGCTGCCACCACTTTCTGCATAACGTCCACCGAGTACCGCCTGATCATGCTAACCGGCTTCCCCGGCTCGATGCCGCAGTACCCCGCGTGATCCCCGTTAACGCGGATCATGCGTTGATCTGGTACCGCCGGCACTCTCTGCCCGTTAATAACTTCCCTAGCCGGGTGATCTTCAAACGTGATCAACTTAAGTTCCCGCTGTAAAAGTAAATCCGGCACTGTTGCCCGTGCCCTTGATTGTGAATTCTACCAGCATCACCTCACCCATTTCAGCATCTGCTGTTTTTACGCTGGTGGGCCGGCCGCCAAAAACCACGGTACCGGCACTGCTGCCGCCGGGCTTCGTGGGGTACGTTATGGTCACGCTTTCATCAATCGCGGCTTCGTAGTCGTGGGCGATATCTGGGACGCCACAATCGCTATAGGCAGTTACCGTGATTTCCCCGATCTCTGCCAGGTCATCTGTGATAAACCGCTTACGGCCAGTGTCGGCCAACTTGGTAATCTCGATGGTATCTTTCGAGACTTCCAGCCCGGAAATAGAAACGATATCGTAGCTACCGCCCGTGGTTCCCAGCGTGAGCGTAGCGCCATTACCTGTATCTGCCATGATTATCTTCTCCTAGAACGTGGGTATGGTTTCCTGTACGTGAATCCTAAACCGCAGGGCGGTTATGTATTTTCCGTTGTCGCTGTCGTCGGTCGGTTGTTCGTAGCCGTGGCCGGTATCGTCCAGCTGGCAGCTCATCACTTCTACGCTGCCGGCCGTGCCCCGGTATCCCTGGAGCTGCTGCCGTACCAGGTCGGCCAGGCTGTCTGCCTGGGTGCGCGTTAAGCTGTAGCACATGATTTCCATCATGCATTCCTCGATACCTGCGGCCGCTCCTATGGTGTGGCTGTGGGTGGTGTAAAGCTCACTATAGGTCATGGCCGGCAGGCTGTCGGTCTGGGCTAGTACGTCCGGGCGCATGCGCGTGCTTACCACGTCCGTGATGGCGGACTTAGTTAAAAGGTACGTGCGGATGTTGCTGCCGGTGTTTGCCATTTATTTTTTCTTCGGTACCAGGCTCTTTGTGATTGCCTTAGCTAGGGCGGCCTTGGCCTTAGCGGTTATCTTGCTGCGAACCTCACCCTTCACGCTTCCCACGGCTTGATAGAAGTAATTAGCGCCGGCCACCTTATCACTACTGGCCTTGCCCCAGTAAACGGCCTTATGCCCATGCTCTACCAGGTGTGAATGGGGGCCTTTGCTGTAATCGTGCCCGATGGTGGTTCCAATAATCCCACGCTTCGCCGCCTGGCGGCCGCTGCGCCACTTGCTCGATGGTTTCTTTTTAACTGACTTTTTAAGGTTGCCGGTTTCCCCCTTGGGCGCCGCTTTACGTACCACCCTGGCCACTGCTGTCCCGCCGGCGGTGATCGCTTGGCGTAACACCCGCCGCTGTAGGGTGCCCGTAAGCGCATCAAATTGTTTTTGCATCTTCTCGATACCCAGGAATTGGACCGTCTGGGAGCTGTGTATTTTATCGCCTACGCTCATTTATCCCGCCTCCGTACAATGCAGCCATAGCTGGCGCTGGCGCTCATCGCGGCGCTGTACTTTTTCGATATTGAGCGTGCGGCTCATGTCGCCATCGTAATAACTCACGCGCATATCAGCGGCTGGAAAATCGCCTGCCTGCGGGTAACGGATAATCACCAGGCTGGTAGTGGTGGGCTCTATCTGGGATCCGCTGAAGGTTTCACTGGCTGAAACGTCCAGGACACGGCCCGAGCACTCGCGCACGCTGGCCCAGCTATCGGTAAGCTGCCCGGCCGCGTCTGCGGTCTGGGTGCTTTTTTCGATATGCAGCCGCTGCCTTAGTTGGCCTGCCCGTACCATGTGAAACTGTCTCCGAGTACAAA